CGAACGCGCCCAGCACGAACACACCATCAGCCGCCTCAACGCCGCCCAGGCACTGGAGCACCTGACCGAGGAGCTGGACGCCCTGCGCACACAGCTCACCGAAGCCCAGCGCCGCGCACTCACCGCAGAGGACGCCGACACCCTCGCCGAGATCGCCGCCAAGCTCAACCTGGCCGCCACGGTGTTCACCAAGATGGGCTCCGAACAAGGCACCCACGCCAGCAACCTGGCCCTCGCCGCCATCGCCATCGCTGACCGCTACTGGAACACCACCCCGCTTTCCACTTGGGAGCGCGTAGACGCGACCCTCGGCACGCAGCCTGCTGCGATGTGCATGTGAGGGAATGGCATGAGCCAGCTCAATCTATTCGAGCCACCCCGCCCGGCTATATGTGCCAGCCGGTCACCCTACTTGCCTTTGCATCCCGCCGCAGCTCGCAAAATCATCCTTGATCGGCTGCGCCGCGCTGGCGGCGAGTGGGTGCGCCGCATGGCTCTTCGACGCGCCACCGGCATGCGCCCAAGCGAAGTAGCGAGCGTTATGGACGACCTGGCACGCACTGGCCTGATCGAGTTCACTGAAAAGATGGACATCATCCACCCGTCGCACGGCCGCATGGGCCAGACACGCGGCTATCGCATGCCGAGCACTGGCGTTTCGGAGCTCACGGCATGACCTACTCGATCTTTTTCACCACCGAAATGCCCAACGACATCGCCCAGGTCAGCGGTCGCCTGCCACGCAAGCCTCAGCGCTGGACGATGGAATGGCTGGTCAAGACGCCGGACGGCAAGACCCACGTCGACAACTCCCGCACCATCCAGCGCGCAACATACGAGGAGGTGAACGCGATCATGGGCGCCATCATTGATGACATCAAAGCCGAGATAGGCGAACTGGCCACGTTCATCAGCTACCGCCTGACCTGCCACGGCGGCACCAAGAAGCATCGCAAGGGAGGGAAACGCCGTGGTCGCGCTTGAGGGTTACCTGCGCGAGGAGCAGGTGCTGGAGGTTACAACCCTGTCCCACGCCACGCTCTGGCGCGAGATCAAGGCCGGTCGCTTCCCGAAACAGGTCCGACTCTCGCCAGGCCGTGTCGGCTGGCGGGCATCCGATCTGCGCCTTTGGCTGGAGGACCCAGAAGCGTGGAGCAAACAGGCGGCGTGACGGCTACGGCTTCACGCCAGCCACATCTACAAGCCAGGTAGCCCAATCCTCGAGGCCCTGGCTTTTTTCTTTCAGGTAGTCGTAGCGGTCATAGTGCTTCGACGAAACATCGCTGAATGCATGCCCCTGGATGCGATCGCGCAGTTCCTTGCTGATCCCCGCCACACCCATCAGCGTTTTGCAGGTGCGCCGCAGGTCACGCAGCGTGAATGGCGTCTTGAACGTGTCCGGGTGCCGCGCGCATAGCTTCGTCACCGCCCGCGACACGGACTGCACGTTGATCGAGTTGTTCTTGTACCGGCCCATGAACGGAAAGGCCTCTTCGCCGGAGATCGGTTTCAGCCGCTCCAGGCAGGCGCGGCTCAGCCCATTGAACGGCACCACATGAATCTCCCGCTCGCCTTCTACGCCCTTCTTGCTCCGGATCATGTAGTACTCGTCGCGGTACATCGTGCGGTCTGACGCTACCACCTGCTCTGGCCGCTGCCCACCGCTGGCGATCAGGAACTTGATCAGCTCCGCCGTGACCAGGCTCAGCTCCTCGGGCAGCAGGTTCCACAGCGCCGCCAGCTCTTCCTTGCTCAGCACGCGCTGGCCGGGGCGCTCCCAATCGCCCTGCACCGGGATGCTCGCCACCGGGTTGTAGGTCAGCCCGAAGCGCACCTTCGACTTGAGGTAGTCCCGCGGGTTGTATTCCTGATTGAGCCCGTGCTGGAACGCCGCATGCAGCTGCGACCGCACCCGGTTGCAATAGGTGGTCACCTTCGCCTTGATCATCGCGGAAATAATGTCCCGGATATCCCCGGGCTCGATGGCGCTGGCCAGCTTCTTCACCAGGTGCGGGAACGGCTCGGAGACGTAGTGCTTGAGCGACCACTCCACGTTGCCGGCGGAGGCGGCGCCTTCGGCTTTCAGCTTGGCCACATACGAATCGATCAGGTTCTGCAGCGTGCCCTCCGCTTCACTCTGCGGCGAGGCACCTTTGCACTTGTCGCGCGCAACGGTGAGCGACATCGTTGGCCACACACCGAGCTTGCGTTGCTTCTTCTTGCCGGCCACGAACCACTGGTAGTAGAACTCCTTCGTGCCGTTGGCGCGAACCTTCAGCAGCAGCACCCCTTCCCCGCGCGCACCGCGCCCATCGGACATGACGTAGTCGCGGTCTTCTGGCTTGAGCGAACGGATCTGCTTTTCGGTTAGCATGCGTGACAGTTTCCGGTGACAGTTGTCCCGAACTAACACGAAATTCGGCGGGACGAATTGAGACTGAGCCGGAAGCCCCAGCCCATACAGGACGGGGATTGTAGCGCCTTTACGATACCTCGCGTTATACCCTGATATTTGGCCCGTTATAGATTCCCAAGCTCATGACGAGGGTTCGATTCCCTTCGCCCGCTCCAGACACCTATCGTTAAAGCCCTGTTTTTACAGGGCTTTTTCGTTTCTGGCTTTTGGTGGTGTCGAAGAAGTGTCGAAAAGGTCCAGCCGTACAGGCTGTGATCAGACGGAAGAAAGCGCCTGGATGACGTGCTTCGGATCGTTATGGATGGCGCGCAGCAGCGCCTTTGCCGGTCCGGTCGGCTCGCGTCGGCCTTGTTCCCAGTTACGCAGCGTACCCAGTTGAACGTCGATCATCGCCGCGAACTTGGCCTGGGTCAGACCAGTTGCTTTGCGGATCTCTTTCACCTGCAGCGAATCGACGACGAATTCCCGCGAGGGTTGACGTTCGCCACGGTGAATCTCGTCCATCTGCTGGACGCTTTCCAGAAGGTCTTCAAAGAATTTGCTCATGGTGATTACCTCCACCGCTCGATGATTTGCTTGAGCACCTTGCGCTCGTCTGCCGTCAGGTCGTCCTTCTCGTTCTTCGGATAGATCAGCAGCAATGCGATCTGCGAAGCCGCCGTGAAGTGGTAGTAGATGACCCTGGACCCGCCTCGCTTGCCGTGACCGCTAGACGCAACGCGAACCTTGCGAATGCCGCCAGTACCTTCAATCACATCGCCCATGTCCGGCCGGTCAGCCAGTTGTCGCTGAAACTCCGCGTAGCTGTCATCGCTAAGCAGATCCCGCAGACGCTTGGTGAAGATCGGTGTCTCGATAAAGATCATAGCCGCATAGTACGCCAGTGGCGCACCTCCTTCAATTGATTCGATTACTGGCTGGCGAGCGGTAACGTGATGCCGGCCAATGGCCCCAACCTGATCGCATCGTGCAAATGCTCAGGCGCGAGGTGTGCGTATCGCATCGTCATGTTCAGCGACGCATGGCCCAGGATCTCTTTCAGCGTCACGATATGCCCACCGCCCATGATGAAGTGAGCTGCGAACGTGTGGCGCAGGATGTGGCTTGCTTGTCCGCGTGGTGGCTTGATCGAGGTCGAGAGCAGGACCAGCCGAAACACACCAATGCAGTTGGTGAATGGCCCGTGGGTTTGCCAGTGCTTCTTGATCGCCGCGACCAGCTCCGGCGTTACCGGGACCATCCGCACCCGCTTCGACTTCGTATTGGCGAACACCAGGGCGTTGCCTCGAATCCGCTCCGGTCGCAGCGCTTGAGCCTCACCCCACCTCGCCCCGGTCGCCAAGCAGATCCGCGCCACCATCGCCGGATGTGGAGACGTGGTCCGCGCCTGGAGTGCATCGAGCAACTCGGATATCTGCGGCTTGGTCAGGTAGGCCAAGGGGCGCTCCTGCAACCGAACCGGACGAATACGGGTGAACGGACAGGGATAGTCGATCACGTCGAGTTTGTGCAGCTCGTTGTAAACGGCTTTCAGGTAGCCGAGGCGATTGTTCGCCGTCTTGCCGGTTACCCCTGCTGCCATCCAGCGTGCACGCGTGGCGGCGATCTTCGCGCCATCGACCATGCGAGCTACCGGGTCGCCCATCGCCTTGGCACACGCCCGCAGGATCGCCACACGACGAACACCATCGGAAAGCGAGACGCCGTGGAGATCGAACCACAGCTCGACCAGCTCTGACAGCCTGCGCTTGTCCTTTGGCCGCGGTGCCCAGTCGTTGGATTCGTTGCACTTGGCTCGGCAGGTCGCCTCGAAGCGCATTGCCTCGGCCTTGGTCTTCAGCGTCTTGCGGAACCGCTTGCCTTTGACCGGCTCAACGTCGACCCGCCAGCGACCATCGGAGAGCTGCTGGATCGCCATCAGACCGCTCTGCCCCATCGAACATGGCGTTCTTGAAGCAACGTTTTGATGTGCTTGTACAGATCACGCTCGCTCATGTCCTTGGCAGCATAGTGGTCACGAATGACCGGCCAGCATTCCCACTCCTTCAGTCGATCAAATGCGGTTCTAGCGCCCACTCGCTCCCGTGCCAGCAGGCTTACGAAGTTTCCCAGGAACAGCTCCACGTTCTTGCCCGAGAAGCCCCGTGACGTCTTGTAGTAGCGCTTGTATTCCGTTTCATCGACAAGGGAATCGACTGCCACGTCGACTCGCACGTCATCACGCATCAGCGTCCAGATCGGCTCGTACTGCCCGGGGCGATGCAGCAATTTGAACTGGCACAGCCCGTAGCGCCACAGGCCGTCCAAGTGGGCGGAGAACGCCGCAAACGAATCCGTTTCGATGGCCTCGCCGGTCTTGGCACTGATCGACCCGCTGGCGAACTGCTGGATGATCGAATGGTGGTAGCGCAGCTCGACCCGCCACACGTCCGCCTCGGGGTCGTAGTTATCAGGATCGGCCGGATCGAACGAGTCCCGGCGACGCCAGACGCTTTCCCAGAAGTCGAGCTTATCCGTCGCGCGGGCCTGGTCTGTCTTGTTGTAGATACACAGCTGGACGCCACCGGCTGAGCCGAACATGGACGTTTCGCCCCGACCGTAGACGCTGGACTTGGTCGCCCAGTTGATCTCGTTGATACCCGAGATATCCCGGTGCGTCCGCGCGCGACAGTGCAGGCGTGCCACCAGATCCACCGGAGGCTTCCAGCCCTGGAGATCCAACGCCAGATGGACAGCGCACTGGTTGCGTTCGCGGTGTGTCATCACGGCTGCGGCGTAGTAGTCTATCCGCTCTTGCAAGCGCTCAGGCGACAGCGCGTCGATGGCGTGCGGTGACACTTCGATTTTCAAGTGCGGGCCGATGTTCTCGAGCTTGGCGTTGAAGTTCTTGATCAGCAGGATGAACCCTAGGTCGGCGTTCTGCAGCTTGTACTGGTAGCCCGAGTCCCGCCCTACCCGTCCGGCGTGCCAGAACTCCCCGGCGAACTCGACCATGACGCCTGGTTTCTCGAACAGCGCCATGATTTCCGGGCGGATCAGCCCGCGATACAGCTGGCGGACCGTGTCAACGCCGCAACGCAGCAACCGAACGCCCGACAGGTCAGTCAGCTTGGCCGAATGGCTATCGAAGAACAGTCGCCCGGTTGGGGTTTCCTGAAAGTTCTGATCAACACGAATTTGGTCTTTAACGCTCATTCTCTTCTGCTCCAAATTGCAACGAATCGACACTGTTCAGTTGGGTTTATCTGACGTGTTACAGGGACGTCAGCGCGCGCGTTTGCACGCCGGCTCGTGCCTCGCCGCGCGTGCAAAGAGCGCGGAGCGCACGCGCGCTGACGGTCATCACCATAGGAATTGCCCCTTCTGGTACGGCACGACGGTCAGGTTCGGGCCTCCCGCCGGTTGCACAGCTGCAGCGTGAGCGGGAGGCGTCGTCGGTGGCGGGGTGTTTTGGGCGTGCTGGGTTTGCGCGCTGGGGGAGCGGTCGGGCAAAGTCGGGTCGAAGAAGCCGTTCTCGACCACGCGCATGCAGAAGGCGAAATCGGTTTCTACCCGCGTGCTCTGCTGCGTGTAGCACTGGCAAACCGTAGGCGTTCCGTTGACTACCGCATGCGCCATTCGCCCGAACTCGCGGGCATAGGTCGCAGGGTCGGTGCTGGACATACAGTAGAGCCGGGGAAACGACACGGGCCGCGTCAGCTCGTCGTAGATCGGCGCCGACGATGGCACTTGGGGTATCCGAGGCACGCGCCGTCCGATGTAGCTGGCGGCGCTTTCCGGCGCATCGGATTTCGCTTCGCCCGCCGGCTTGATGAACGATCCGACCGTATCCCTCACTTGATCCACCATGCTCCCGGCCGGCGCGCTGGTGGCTGTCGCGGCTTGCGCTTTCTCGGCGGCATAGCGCTCATAAGCGCGATAAACGAGGATGCCGGCACCGAGGATCACGCACAGCGCCAGGATGAACTTGGTCGGCACCTTGGTCTGGAAGTGGTGCTTGGCGTTGCTGCTGGTGTAGGCGCTGAAGTAGCGCTTATCCAGGCGCAGCGACTTCTTGTCGGCGTCCTTGAAGCTGGTTTTCAGCTCGACCTTTTCCACCACCACTTCCGACTCGAAGCGCAGCAGCTGAGCTGACTTGAACACGCGCCAGTAGTGAATATGGGAGTTGCACAGCCGGCGCAGGTGCACATCGAGATAGCGCGGGTCCTGGGTGACGAGGTGAACCTCATGGCCCTGGTGGCGCATGGTCTCGAAGCGAGTGATGTGCTCCGGTGGCCGCGCCCGTGGATCGCGTGCGCCGAACCAGCCCTGCGCTTCGTCCACGACGATGATCGAATCGTTAGGCAGCTCGAACCACTTCTCCGGATCTTCGAACTCGAACCACTGCGCTTGCAGCTGATCGGGCTTGAGGCCATTGATGTTGTGGTAGTAGACGACGCGGCCTTCGGCGTGGGCCTTCTGGTCCACTTCACGAATGGTGTTGAGGGTCTTGCCATGGCCGGGCTTGCCGGTGCGGATAACGAGCATGACGGCGCCTCCTTAGGCTTCGATGGAGGTGCCGCCCGGCTTGTGCCAGACCTGATTGCGTTTGCGGTCGGTGGCCTTGTCGATCCCCGCCAGGATGAAGCGCGTGGAGATGGCGGCGAAATACAGGTTCACCACCACATCGAACTTGGCCAGCCCGAGAATGCCCTGGATGACCGGCCCGACATCGCCCATCAGGCCGAACAGGTAGTCCTGCGCCTGGCCAATGATGAGGTTGAAGCCCATGTACGAGACGAAGCCGAAACCGATCATTTTCAGCACCATCTTTACCAGCGGGCCGAGAACGATGATCAGCATCTGAACGATGAATAGGAATTGCACTACTGACCTCCTACGCCGCGGCCTACATACAGGGCGGCAAGAACGGTAGCCACGGCCACGAACAGGCCACTCAGGTCACTGGCGGCGCGGCAGAGCGGTTCATAGCTGAGCTGGAAAGTGCGGCCGCCTGCAGTGGTCAGGCTGAAGCTTTCGGCGGCAGGACAGGCGGACGGAAGAAAGCGGGTGCCCTGGTTGATGAAGGACGGCACGTCGATGACGCCGGAGCCCTCGTCCAGCTGGAATCGGTCGCCGGTAACAGCCGCCTCGATGGCGGGCTTGTGCTTGGGGAAATCTGTCAGCTCCTCAGCGAGGCACAGCTGTTCCTTCTGCTGGCGGAGCACTTCGCAATCAATCGGGTCACCGCTGCAGGAGAACGCGGCATCGCAGGAGCCGGCAGAAGCCAAACGCTCCGGGCCTTCTTCGCCGTCCTCTTCACCCTCCTGGCTTTCCTTACAGCCAGACCCTTTGCATTCCTTGCTTTCGTTGCCTGGAGTGCCATCAGGGTTGGTGCCAGAGGTGGACTTCTCTTCGGCCGTGGTGGACGTACAAGGCTTTGTGCCGACGCAGACGGTCTTGTCGGTGGTGGTGTTGGTTTCCGTCTTGGTGGAGCCGTCTGGGTTGGTGGTCTTGGTGGTTTCCTCGGTCTTCGTGGTGTCTTCGAATCGCGGCGCGGGTTTGCCGGTGGTGCAGTGCAGGTAATCGCCGGCGTTGTCGCAGTTGAGCTGTCCGGGTTCTTTCAGCTGTTCGCTATTGGTGCAGTTGCGCGACTGCGAGCCGTCGGCATTGGTGACCCATTCACCGCACAGATTTTCACTGGTGAAGTGCGGTGTGCTGTCGGCCGGAGGCTTGGACGGCGGCTGGTCGAAGACGCTGCCGGGAGGCGGGTTGTTCGAGGTGCATTGCGAGGCCGCGCCCTTGTAAACCACCTTGCAATAGACGGAGTTCAGGTCCTTGCCGGTGGTGTCTTCCAAGAAGCGGTTGCAGCCTTTGACCGTAGCGGTGCGGTTGTAGAGGCAGCCACTTTCACAAATCGAGGATGGCGGCAGCGAAGGCGGTACGGACGGGTCCAGCGAGCCGGCGTTGTACTCGTGGACGAACTCGTCGGTTGCAATGGCGCACTGGTCAGGCTCAGGCGCATCGCACTCCCCGGTATGGGGATTGTAGGAAGTGCCAGTAGGACATGAATCACCCTGTCTATAGACAAAGCTATAGCCAGGCTTGTTAGATGAAAATGTATCTATGGTATTACATGTAGCTGATAAACCATCACTTGCTAAAACAACGCTTGTGTCCTGATAGCGAGTCTGACCAGCATAACTAGCACGGCATGCGGCATCCGCAGATGGATAAGTCTGCGTAGTAGAGCTGTAATACCAACTATAAAAAGCGGCACTAGCGGAGGAGTGCCAAAGCAAAAAAGAGAAAATCAACTGCCAAACGATAACAGGCAGATAACGGGTAGTTACCCGAGCGAGAAAACTAATAAGCTCCATCTTCAAACCCGCCCAAAAAACACGAGATAAAACGCCAGGGTGGTGAGAATCAGGACGTACAGTTCGTAGCTCATGGCGTTTCCATGGAAGAGAAAACCCCGCCGGAGCGGGGTTTGTTTGCTTCGGCACATGCAGTGCGCAAAACCCCGGTTACAGGGCGCGGCGCATGTACTTGAACGCCATCGCGGCGATGATCACGGCGAAGACGGCCCAGCCGATGGTCCCGACGTCGGTGCCCGCGGTGTCGAGGGCTTCGGTGGCTTCGGCCGGGACGGCGGCGTAGGCCTGTTGAACAGCCAGCAGGCCGGTTGCAGCAGCGGCGCCCAGGGAGCGACGCAGGGTCTTGATGTGTTGCATGGTTGATACCTCACTGTTTCAGGGCTTTTTTCAGGACCAGGAAGCCGAACACGGTGGCGAACAGAACAATCGCTTCGCCTTGCAGCTCGGAGACTTGGTCCCAGGTGAGTGCAGAGCCGTAGAGGCTTTGCATTTCCTCGACCGTGAGTGCGACCAGCGAGCCGGAGCAGATGGGCGAACCATCGGCGCCTTGCAGCCAGTCACCGTCACAGGCGAGGAAATTCATTCGCCGGCCTGCTCAAGGTCGGCGGTTTGTTCGGAGGGTTCGCAGTCAGGGCAGACGGCGAAATGGGGCGGCAGGCTGAGGTCGGGCAGCAGGTCGCTTTGCGGCGCGGGCAGCGC